AGGAATGAATACACCAGACTCGATACGAAGCGGGCGTCAATGGATCGGCAGCGAAAGGAACTTCGGCTCCGAATGAAGGGGACGAAGGCGGTCGGGAAGAACAAATAGAACGCCAGCGATCAGCGGCTCGTCCGCTGCATCGCGTGGTTCTGTGAGCGTAGAGGAGAAGTAGGATGTATTGCCCGATCTGCGACCAGAAGCCCATGAACTGCGACTGCACGCCAGAGGAGCGGAGGATGCACGCCGAGATCGAAGAGTTGGAGGAGCAAGTGCCGCGCTGGATTCCGGTGACGGAGCGGCTGCCGGAAGTGCATGCCGCCGTCTTGGCTGTCACAAGAGCGTTTCCGAAAGACATTCGCCTTGCTCAGATGGCATCGCATGACGGGGTGATGTGGCGGTTCTGCGGCATGGACGATGACGATGTGGATTCATTCGGGATCACTCACTGGATGCCGCTCCCGGCCCCGCCGAGCGGCGGCACGGAAACTGTCGAAAAGTGACACAAGCCACCTACCCCGACGTTCGCCCCTGGTTCCATGAGGACGCGGAGCCCGGCCCGTACACCGAAGACCCGGAGGACGGTTACCCGTACGACGAATGAGCGGATGGCTGATAGCACTGACGGGGCTGATCTACGCCTACGTCTCCGCCGAGCAGTTCTGGCGGGGCAATCCCGGCATGGGGGTCGCCTACTTGGGGTACGCCTTCTCCAACGTGGGTTTGTACCTGTTGGCGAAGTAGACGGCCATAAATCCCGTGAGGGATTTCTATGGCAACACCGTCGCAGTTGTGGCTGCACGCCAAAAAGATTGCTGGCTTGCAGGCCGCAAAAAAGGCCGCGCAGGCGGCAGTGCCCAGTACGCCGCCCATCGCCCCCGTGACTGGCTCGCCTCTGCCAGTAGGCACGCCGCCCAAGTCCATCGACCAAATGTGGGAGGAGGCGTTTGCGGCCGTCGATCCGGCGTACGTCAACACACTCAAGAAGGCGGATCCGCCCATAGAGGAGCAAGGCTTTGTCCTGGCCCCGCTGGGGGAGCCGGTCGATCCAGGCGCTCTGGCCGCGAAGCCCAAGAAGCCCAAGAAGTCCAGCAAGCCGCCAAAGAAGTCCACGAAGCCGATGGACTACGACTCCTTCGCGGACGACCCGAACGACCCGGACCTAAAGGCGGCAATGGCCGGGCTGGATGAATCGCAGGCGGCTGTCGATCAGGGCGATAAGTGGACGCCTGCGTTCTCTCAGAAGGTGTGGGACTACTGGAACGTCACCGACCCAGACTTCTGGATGACAAAACAGAACGAGGCCGCAAAGTCGCTGCATGAACTTGGGGTGCTGGATTTTGAGTACGACCCGACGTTTGGCGAGTTAGTTCCGTACCTCAACGGCTACTACGCCGACGCAGGCAAAGTCGAGAAATTAGCGGCCAAGTACCTCGATCCCGAGTTCTTCCACACGGAAAAGGGGCTTCCAGACAAGAACTGGTCGATGAACTCCGCGACGGGGGCAGTTTTCCACCCTCGGGAATACTACGCACGCCCTCCGGAAATGGGCATCCGCGAGTACGTCGCCAAACTGAGAGAGATGTCTGGGGACTATTTCCGCAAGCGCGGCGTGGCGCGAGCGGTGACTGCGCTGGAGGCAGGGTTTGCCGACGCCATCAAGCAAGGCCACATCACTGGCTTCGTGCCAGAAGACTCCGGACCAGCCGCCGCACTTCACAATGCCAGGAACCGCGACTATCTGGACTACCTCGCGGCCAACGGCGTGGATCAGCGGACGATAGATGCCATCGCGGCCGGTCAGTTGCCGATGGACCCTGCGTCCCGCGCGCAGCGAGCGAAGGACATGGGCCTTGATCCGGATGCCAAGTGGTATCGCTGGGATTCGCCGCTCAAGCAGGAGATGAAGGGGTACACGGCGGCAGCGCTCACGCCAGCCGACTACAGGCGAAAGCAAAGAGGAGCGCTCTCGTTTGTCGAGTTGCCGCCTTCGCGAGAAGGGCTGGTCTACACCAGCCACAATCCCGAGTACGCGAAGGTTGGCGTGCAGGTGCCCAAGGACGAGATCGTCCTGTACCCGCTGCTTGGCCCACGAGACGGCATTGCCGGGATCGACGAGATGTCCCCGCAGGCGTACGACGCATTTGCGGCCAAGCAGGCTGAGGCACTGCGGAAGAAGCACCCGAACGATCCTCGCTTGCAGCGCGACACAAGGCGAATGGATGTACTGGCCGAGCAACTGGTCGATCCCGGCAACTGGGAGCCGTATCACACGGTAGAGACGAAGCGCGAGGCGAATCTTGCCAAACTGCGCCAAGTTCCGCCTGGAGCCAAGCGAGCCGGTCTGGCGGGTGGCACGATCCCGAGTTATCCGACCGCCGAAACGCGCAAGACGTACACCGAGCCGCTGATGGCCTCCGGAGCAAAGGGCACGCTTGTCAAGGACGAGACTGGGGTGGCGACAGCATTCACTCCGTCAGGGGCCAGGATGCTGCGGAATGCCGACCTCGCCCCGCTCGATCCGCGATTCCGCCTGTCTCGCAACATCTTGCAATCGCTCCTGGTTCCGGCGGTGATCGCTGCCGGTGCATCCCAGCAGCAGCAGGGCGTTCTTTCTGGCTTGAAGGAGACACGGTGATATGGCTGGACTGAACGAGGCGGGCATCGACGCGATCTTCGCCTCACGCCCCAAGCCCAACCCTGCCGCCCAGCCGGGTGCGTTGGGCATGGAGCGGGCGGATGCCATTCGCGGGGAGATTTACAGGCGGCACCGCATCGCACTAGACACGCCCCTTGCGGACGCGATGAAGCAGATCGAGCAGCGGTCGCAGATGAGGTCGGCTCTCGGCGTGGACGGCGGACAGCAGTCGGCATGGGCGAATCCGGAGGAGCGGGCGAGTGCCAGGGAGGAGTACGCCATGCAGGGCCGGACGCCTGCCGACGTGCAGAAGCGGTGGGACGACTCCACGCACCTGCTCGACCCACGCACCTACCAGTACATGCAGAACTTCGGACGCGACCTGGACTTCTTGGGAAGCGAGCAGCAGCAGGAAGAGGCCGCGTCACGGCTCAAGACGCCCCGCCGCATGCTCGATGCCAACGCGATCCGGCACTACGAAGGCAGCGATGGCGAGCGCCTGTCTGGGGTCGGCGGAATCAGCCCGTTCGCCATGCCGCGAGGCTATCAGCGGTTCGACACGGTATCGCAGGCTGCGATGGACAACATGTCCAACCCAGACGTGCCGCTTGGCAACTACATGCAGGCATCCGAGACGGTGCCGAATTACCTGCGCATGCAGGGCAGCAGCGAGTCTGACACGTCTTCCGAGTCGTGGAGGCGTGCGCAATCTGCAAGGCTGGCGAACAATCGCTACCGCCTGACCTCGCCGCACGCGATCCTGGATTTGCCGGAGGGCGCCAGCGGCAAGGACATCTCCAGGCGGATTGCGGAATTGCAGGCGGAGGTGGGCTCCGCAGGCGTGCCATTTGCGGACGAGCGATGGCAGCGCATGACTGGATGGACGCCTCCAGGGTGGCTTTCCGATGCTGGAGACTTTGCGATCAGCATGATCGACCCGACTGTTGCCATTCCTGCCGCAAGGGGCGTTGGGGCGCTGACCAATGCCGCACGGGCTGGGCTGATGGCCTCCAAGATTGCTGGCACGGGCTGGGCCGCTCCAGCCATCCGCAGTGCCGTTGGACCGACCGCTGCGAACTTTGGGTGGGACATGGCCTCCGAGCAGGCGATGGGCTCCGGCATCCAGGGGTCGCTTGGCGGAATACCAGGACGCTCTGACAGGCAGTTCTGGATGGGTGGCGGGAAGCCCGGCGTGGACTTCGCCTACAAGACCGACGAGCAGGTGGCAGAGGCTCGACGTGCAGGCGACCAACTCCATGCCCGACTGAAGGACGACGACGGAGTATCGAGAGCGGACAGCGAGGCATACAAACGGCTCGTCGCGTCTGGGGCGATTGACCCATTCTCCGGAATGGGCCTCACGCCGCCGGGCCGTCTGAATCCACTCAGTCCCCTCAACAAGCAGTAGGCGAAACATGTCCGACGAATCAGCAGTCATTGACGAATCCGTAGACTCCACGCCAGACACCTCGACTGAAAGCACCTCCAGTGCCCCCTCGACGCCGGAAACTGCACCTGCGGCGGCTGCTGCACCGGCTCCACAGCAGTCGGTCTGGGACGCCTTCAAGAATCTCGATGAGTTCCAGGGGCAGGACGACTTGGCGATTGCTCGCCGCCTCTATGCCTCTATGGAGCGGGAGAAAGCCGCAACTCAAGCCCTCCAGCAGTACCAGCAGTACATCCCATACGCCCAGCAGTACCTCCAGAACCGAGAGCCCTTTGAGCGATGGCTCTCCTCCCAGCGAGAGCAACCCGCCCCCCAGCAGCCTGTCCAGAAGGCCACTGCCGCAGAGGCGGTGAGGAAGTGGTGGAGCCCGCCGGAAGTCCGCGAGTCGTACAAGCAGTACCTCGTGAAAGACGAGAACGGGCGCGAGGTCATTTCCGGTGACGCCCCGCTTGACGCCAAGCACGCCCTGTACGAGTACCAGAAGTACAAGGCCGACTTCGCCCAGAAGTTCCTCACCAATCCGGAGGAAGCGCTGGGGCCGATGATCCAGGAGATCGCCCAGCGTCAGGCCCAGCAGATCGTGGAGAGCCAGTTCCAGGAGGTGCAGCAGCACCAGTACGTTTCCGGGCTGGAGAAGGAGAACGCCGACTGGCTGTACGAGGCGGACGGGAAGACGCCCACCGCCGAAGGTTTGGCGGCGCAGACGTACATCGAAGAAGCCTCTCGCATGGGCATCCAGAGTGCAGAGGCGAGGTGGGAATATGCCACAAAAATGATCGAGCGTGATTTGCTTGATCGACTGCGTGGCATGCAGTCGCAGAGCACACAGCGAAGTGCGTTTGAGTCTGCTTTACCGCAGCAAAACGCACCTGCGATGCCCGCCGCTGCTGCGCCGGCGCCAGCGGCCAATGCCGCAACTCAGGCCGAGAAGGACATAGATTTTCTTAGAAGGGAAGCGTCTCGCAATCCGAGTAGGGCTGCGGGGTCAAGCGACCCGAGAACACCGCAAGCACCTCTGACCTTTGAGCAGCGTCTCGCTCGCCAACTGGCACGAGACGGCCACAACTGAAAGGGTAACGCGACATGGCGTCAAGCGTTGACTGGGCTCGTTCTATCGGAACTACTCTGACCCTCCATCTGAAGGAAGAGGAGCAGACGACCTTCCGCAAGTTCAAGGTCTTCGCGGCCCTCCAGGCGAACGGCAACGTCGCCATGAATCAGGGAGGTCGTGGCTTTGACTGGCAGGTGCGCTATCGCAACATCCCCGTGTCCACGTACACGGGCGAGTCGCCGCGAGTCTTCGCACGCCACGCGCTCTGGCAGCGAGCCAACCTCCCGTATCGGGGCTATTCGGTCACCGATCAGATCACAAAGCGGGAGATGCTGGAGAATCGCGGTCAGGCCCAACTCATCGACGTGGCCGGGAAGATGACGAACCGGCTCACGGAGTCGATGCAGGAGCATCTCGCCAAGGAGGTGTTCATCGACGGGTACGCCAGCGGCAACGAGAATCGGTGGCATGGGCTTGAGTCCATGTTCGCCGTGAACGGGACGGTCAACGTCGCCACCGGTGCCCAGCGGACGGCGAATGCCGCCGACCCCTTCGGCTTCCCGAACGACGAGTACGCCGGTCTGAAGACTGGTCTGGGCCAGTACGCTGGCTCGCAGTTGGCGACCGGCTCGTGGCCCCGCGTTCCGGCCGATCCGGAGTACGACTTCTGGTCGCCCCTGGTCTGCAACTACACCAGCACGGCCTTCGGCGGTGCGACGGCGACCTGGAAGGATCAGTGCATCGAGGCGATCCGCGAGTCGGTCAACCACGCGAAGCGGAACGACACTCGCGAGAACCAGATCGACATGATCCTCCTGGATCGGTCGATGTACATCCAGTTCCTCAACCGGCTGGACAGCCGCGAGCGGGCCATCGTGTCGAAGACCAACGGCCTGAAGTCCTACGGCTTCGGGGATGTGGTCGAAATCGACGGCATCGAAACCGCGAGCGACTACGCCGTGCCGCCGGGTGTGGGCTATGCCCTCTCCATCGGCAACATGGAGATGAAGGTGATGACCGGCAACCTGCTGGAAGCGGAGGGACCGTTCTACAACGAGGAACTATCCGCGTACCGCTACGCCGTGTCGGTTCTCGCCAACATCAAGATGAAGTCGCCCCGCAACTTTGTGAAGTTCGCGGCCCTCGCCTGACCCCTACCAGCAACCAGAGAAGGAGATTCCTCGCAGATGAGTACGCTGACTGCTGATCCCGGATTTGCTCGCGGCCAGACGCTTGGCGTCACCGTGACGCTGTACGAGGCCGAGAACGGCGACGGCTCCAACGTCGTGGGCGTCCGCAAGGTGTTCCGCGATGAAGACCCGAAGACCGGCGCTCTCAAGAGCAACCGGACGGTCGAGTGCATCGCCGTGAAGAACACGAGCGGTTCGGCTCTCGTGCCGGGTGCGGTCGCCAAGTTCAAGGACGCTGCCATCCTGTCCGAAGTGGACGGTCTGGCGACGACCTCGACGGCCCTCATGGGCATCGTGGACGAGTACCTCCCCGCTGCTGGCGTTGCCAACAACGAGGTGTTCTGGCTCGTGGTGCGTGGCCCCTCGACGGTCACCAAGACGGCGACCAGCGTGGCGGCCGGTGCCTCGTACGGTCTGTCGGCGACGGCCGGCTCGGCGGCGGCTCAGTCCACGAACCCGCTGCTCGGCTACGCCATCGAGACGAGTGCCACGACCTCCGGTCGGATTCTGGTCCGCACGAACGCTGGCTTCTGATTCGGTGCATCTCACGTCGCGACGTTGCAGGGGCCGCAGGAGGGGAAGGACGCCCACCTGCGGCCCCTGCCCTTTGTACAGGGAGTATCGACAGTGCCGCTTCCCAACGACCCTAGTCCGATGAGCCAGTTCGATCAGCCTGACCGGCAGGCGATCATGGCCCAGTTGCACACGGCGGGGCTGCTGGACTTTCCGGAGTTGGAGGACTTCAAGGCAAGGCGGGAGGTGGGTGCCGGTCGCGTTCCGGCCCCAAAGGACGGCATGGCCCCGATGATCTCGTCGGTCCCGCAGGCAGACAGGTGACGCATGGATGAGCATGGCGACCGGGTACGGAAACTGAAGTCGGCAGCGTGGACTCGCAAGGAAGGGCAAAACCCAGAGGGCGGTCTGAATGCCGCTGGACGTGCTGCCTACAACCGCGAGAACGACGCCAACCTCAAGCCGCCAGTCAAGGCAGGCGATCCAGACGAGGCGGATCAAGCGCGACGCAAGTCTTTCTGTGCCCGCAGCGCAGGTCAGGCCAAGATGTTTCCGGAGGCAGCAAAAGACCCTGACAGTCGTCTAAATAAAGCGAGGCGAGCATGGGATTGCTGACTTGCACGAAATGCAGAGTCCCAAAAACCGGCGACCTCACCAACTTCCCTCCCAATTCGCGAAAAAAGAACGGGCTGGACTCGTGGTGTCGCGAGTGCCGGTCTGCGTACCGCAAAGCCACTAGGGTTCCGGAGGGCGTCCTAGATATTGCGCGTGCAATGGAAGCAAGGGCAGTGCGGCAGTGCGTCATCTGCGGCGAAACGCAGAAGATGCAACTAGCCATCGACCACGATCATGCAACAGGGCGTGTTCGCGGCGCGTTGTGCAGTCGATGCAACTTGGGTCTGGGGCACTTTCGGGACAGCCCGCAACTTCTGCGATATGCCGCCCTGTACCTGGAGGGACGCTGCGCGTGCGGTAACTGCAAGCCCTACTGGGGAGGAGCGTCCGCATCATGAGCGACAAGACCTGCACCGACTGCGGCCAGTCCTTTCCACTTTCCAGAAACCACTTCCGCGTCAAGAAGGATGGGTCGTGGGATCCCCGCTGCGTCATGTGCCGTGCGAAGGTGAATCGCGGCAAGAAGTTGAAGCAGAAGAAGCGGGACATGGCCGCAATCGAGGAGGGTGCCCTCGACGCTTTCGCGAAGGCGGCTGGCAGGGGAGGGGAGAACATCCCGCACTCCAGCGAACTCCTGGAGCGGCTGATGGAGTATTTCGGCGGGTCCAACGGGTTCGCCGCCATGATGGTCAAGCAGTATTTCGACGCCCCTCCCGGCGGCTCGCACCGCACCAAGTTGCTGGAGGGCATCGTCCGCCTTGTCACGAAGAACACCGAACTGGGCGGGGCGAAGAAGCCGCTGACCCAGTGGTCTGACGAGGAGTTGGAGTCCGAGTTGGATCAGCGTCTCAGCCGCATTGCCATGAGTATTGGTGGAGGTTTCCTCAATGTCGAAGTCACGCCGCAAACCCCCTCAGATTTCGCCGCTGCCGTCCGTCAAGCGATTGGGGTCGTTCCAGCAGAGCGAACTCAAGGAGATGCAGGCGGAGTTGGCGAGCCGCCGGATCGAGGCATTGCGGCTCTACCAGCCGACGCCCAAGCAGGAGGAAGTCCACCAGTCCCGGTCGAGTGAGATGCTCGTGCTGGGCGGCAACCGCTCCGGCAAGTCGCTCTGCACGTTCGTGGAGGACGCCCGTGCCGTCTGCGGGAAAGACCCGCACGGGAAGTACCCCGAGAAGGACGGCATCCTCGCCATCGTTGGTAAGGACTGGAAGCACATCGGCCTTGTGGTCTACCCCATGCTGTTCATGGCTGGGGCGTTCAAGATCATCAAGGACGAGAAGACCGGCGAGTGGCGGGCCTACAACCCGGCGACCGACTCTGCCCGTGAGCGTGAGGCCAAGCCTGCCCCGCCGCTGATTCCGCCTCGCATGGTGGCGAAGAAGTCGTGGATTCTGAAGTCCGCTCGCTACATCCAGTCCTGCACGCTGACCAACGGCTGGCAAATCTACTTCTTCTCGTCGGAAGGAGAGCCGCCGCAGGGCTGGCAGGCGAACCGCGTCCACATCGACGAAGACGTGAACAACGGCGATGCGTGGGTTCCGGAAATGCAGGCCCGCCTCTCTGACCGTCGCGGTGTATTTGCGTGGTCGGCTATGCCGCACAGCCGGAACGACTCGCTCCAGTCGCTCGCCGAGCGGGCCGACAAGTTGGCGGAGGAGGGCGTCGAGAACCCGACCATCGTCAAGTTCCAACTCCGATTCCTGGACAACCCGCACATCCCGGACGACGAGAAGCGGAAGCGCATCGAAGGCTGGGCGGCATTGGGAGACGACGTGCTGCGGATGCGCAGCGAGGGCGAGTTCATCAGCGACTCGATCCTCTGCTACCCGACGTTCGCCATGCACGTTCACGGCTACGACCGGACGGAACTGGAGAACCTGACCGTGCCGAACGATTGGTGCCGGTACGCCGCCATCGACCCTGGTCACGCCGTCACGTCGGTGCTATTCGCCGCCGTGCCGCCTGACGAGTCGATGCTGCTGGTCTACGACCAACTCTACATTCGCAACTGCAACGCCATCGTGTTTGGCGAGAAGATGCAGGAGAAGTGCAAGGGCCAGAACTTCTACGCCTTCATCATCGACATGCACGGCGGCCGGCTTCGCGAGATCGGCTCCGGACGCCTGCCGGTGGAACTGTACACCGAGCAACTCAAGTCGCAGGGTGTGTCCAGCGAGACGACGGGGCACAGTTTCCTGGCGGGGTGCGACGACGTGCAGGCCCGCATGTCGGCTGTCCGGAACTACCTGCACATCCGCCCTGACGGCAGGCCCATGCTGCGGGTGCTGCGGAATGCCGTCCCCGACCTGGAGCGGGAACTCAAGCGGTACAAGCACAAGACCCAGTTGGTGGGGGGCACCTACGTCGTGACCGACCAGCCCAACACGCGGGGCGAAGTCCACGCCTGCCAGTGTTTGGAGTACCTCTGTGCCTATCGACCTCGCTGGCACAAGCCTAAAGTCGATGTCGGTCCAGATCCCTGGTACGTCGAGTGGGCGAGGAAGCGCAAGAAGCGTCTCGCCGCCGACTCCGACGAGTACATCTTTTTAGGCCCACAGTCAGGAGCAAAGTATGGAAGCCGAGTCCTTTAGCCCGCCGGCGGTTCGCGTGGGCGACAGCGTCTACTGGTATCACGACCCGCTCAACTGCAACGAGCCGACGCTCGGGTGGATCGTGGAGCGGCCGGGCGTCATGACGGTCAGCGTCCTCACCTTTTCTCCGAACACGGGCTTCTTGGAGCGGCCGTCGGTGCGTCACAAGGACGATCCCGGCTTGCAGGAGCACTCCGAGTGGCGGCAGTGGGGCTGCTGGGACTTCACGCCGCAGTCGTCGCAGATGCGAAAGATGGATGGCCTTGTGGCTCAGATCGCCAGCCTGACGGAACAGGTGGCCCTTGCAAGGAAGCAAAACGGTGGAACCAAGAACGGGTGAGGACGCCCTTCGCTCTCTGGCGACCGGGTGGCTCAAGAAGATCGAACTGTCTCTCAAGCACAAGCGTCCGTTCACAGAGGACGGCCGGGAGGCCATGTCGTTCTTCGACGGGCCGCACAACTGGTTCTGGAAGGACACCTACGCCCGCCACGAGTACGGCTACAACCGGACCATCGCCCCGCCTGCGTTTCGCATGCAGGTCAATCGCGTGTTTGAGGCCGTGAAGTTGTTTGGCAGCGTCATCTACCACCGCAACCCGGTGCGGACGGTGACGCCTGCCAAGTACCCGTTCGTGTCTCCGGAACTCGTGGGCGTCGCGGACGAGCAGTCCATGATGGCCTACCAGCAGGCGGCGCAGGAGACGATGCAGCGCTCGGAAGTCCGCAAGGTCGCCGCATTGCTGATGGAGCGGTATCTGAACTACACGCCCAACGAACTCGACCTCAAGACGCACAGCCGTCGCGTCGTGGATGAGGCGATCATCAAGGGCATGGGCGTGTGGTGGACCGAGATGGTTACGATTCCCGGCTCAGACATCGGCATCATCGGGTCGTTTGCCGACAGCGTGGACAACTTCACTCTCGATCCGGACGCCACCGAGATCGAGGACATCACATGGTGCGCCCGGAGATGCACGCACCCAATCGACGTGGTGGCGCGCCAGTACGGGCTGGATCGCGACCAACTCAAGGGCCACCTGGACGGCGCCAAGCCGATTGACGGCGAAGGTGACAACCAAATCTTCACGGAGGACGACCAGACCTACAAGGGACGCAAGGCTGGCAAGTCCAACGAACTGGTCACCTACTGGAAGATTTGGAGCAAGACGGGACTGGGCGACCGGCTCAAGGACATGCCGAAGGAACTGATCGGCACCTTCGACGCCGTTGGCGACAACTGCTACATCGTCGTCTGCGAGGGCATCCCGTACCCGCTCAACATGCCGCCTTCGGCGTTGGAGGAGCAGGTCGATGAGGCGACTGGCATGCCTCCGGGACTGTTCCGTGCCGTGCAGTGGCCGATCCCGTTCTGGGCGGAGGCCAATGGCTGGCCGTTCGTGGCCCTCGACTTCCACCGCAAACCGGGCTACGTGTGGCCGATCAGCCACATCAAGCCGGGCATCGGCGAACTGCGGTTCTTGAACTTCGCGATGTCGTTCATCGCCCAGCGTGTCGCCACTAGTTGCGAGACGCTGCTTGGCGTGAGCAAGGCTGCGGACCAGGACATCAAGGATCAAATCCTGTCGCAGTCCGAAAAGGGCTTCAAGGTCGTGGAGATCAGCGAGACGCTGGGGCGGAGCGTCAACGACCTCATCTCGGTGTTCCAGTTGCCGGAGGTGTCGCCGGAGTTGTGGCGTATCGTGGACGCTGTTGCCCAGCAGTTCGACAAGCGCGTTGGCCTCACCGAACTCGCGTACGCTATGTCGTCGAGCCAGATACGGAGCGCCACAGAGGCCAACGTGAAGGCGGAGCAACTGTCTGTTCGTCCGGACGACATGGCGAATCGACTGGAGGACTCTATGAGCCTTCTGGCCCGCCGAGAGGCGCTGGCAGCCCGGTGGCTGCTCCGGCCGCAGGACGTGGAGTCCATCGTCGGTCCGCTGGGGGCTGCCGCATGGGGCCAGCACATCGCCAGCATGGACCCGGCGACGGTGGCCCGTGAGTTTGAGTACCGGGTAGAGGCGGGGTCAGCCCGCAAGCCCAACAAGGCCACCCGCGTCGAGCAGATGCAGGCGGCACTCCAGACGCTTGGCCCGATCCTGCAAGGGCTGGTTCCGATGGGGATGGTGGATCCGCTGAACGCCTTGATTTCTGACTGGGCCGACAGCCTGGACATCGACGCCAAGCCGTACCTGCTTCCGCCTCCGCCGCCACCGCCTCCTCCTCCCGGCCCTCCTGGAATGCCTCCAGGTCCGCCTGCTGGCCCAGAGGGTGCCGCACCCGATCAGCCGCCACCGATGCCAGAAGGTCCGCCCCCGCAGGTGCCGCCCGAGATGCAGCCGTGACAGGACAAGAACCTATAGGTGCCATGAAAACTGCCATTCAACTCCCGCCAGAGATTGCCGCCTCCAGTGCGGAGGTCCGCACGCACTACGCCCGCCTCATTGCGGACGGGCAGACGGAGCGGTTTGCGGCCATGTGCGCCCTGCGTCAGCCTCCTGGCACGCGAGGCAGCGACCGGGCTTTCATGCAGGGTCGGCTGGGCGGCGAGTGGCTCAACAACATTCCCCGCAAGCAGGCGGACTGGCTGATTGGGCAAGCCCGCGCCGCCGGGATCAACACCACCGGCAAGTTCTACATGGGCGGCATCGCGGACAAGCGGGGCCACCGCGACCCGGAGGCGTGGGTGGACTCGACCGCCGACATTCTGCGGGTCGCCAAGAAGCGCGACCTGGAGGTTCACGGCATCGTGGACTACGTGCCGCCGGAGAAGGGGCCGCCGAAGGAAGTGGACATCAATCCCCGCATCCTGCGTGAGCATGTCCGGGAAGAGATGAAGAACAACCCGAAACTCAAGCGTGGCGAGGCCATCGAGAAGGTGAAGGACCGCATCGTGCCCCACTGGAAAAGGAAGAAGAAGTAATGCCGAACAAGATCGAGCGACTCAACTCCGTGACGGGCACGTTCGTCGCCACGAACAGCACCAGCACCAGCCCCAAGATTCCGTTCGCTGCCGCAGCCGGCGGCGTGCTCATCGTGGACGCCGTGTCCAGTGCCACGACGCTTACGTGGCATGTCGCCTTCGGCCCGGAACTCACGCCCGTGCCGCTCAATGCGGACGGCTCGGGCGTGACCACGACCATTGCGGCCAACAACGCCTACACGCTGCCAGATGCCCTGTTCGCCGCTCCGTTCATCGTGGCGGTGACGAACGCGGGCACGGCGACGTTCCGCGTGAGCGTGAAGGGCTGATTATCCGGTCACGCAGGGGGCGTCGATGTACTACTGCGGGCAGGACATTCTAGAGTACCTGATGAACTCCGTTGGCGGCGGGGCTCAGGACAGCGAGCATCGCCTGCTGCGGGCCGCTGCACACCACGCCCACCGCGACGTGACGCACGCCCGCGACTGGAACTGGCACGTCACGACAGCCACCCTGACCACGCCCGACGCCGGCGGCGGTCCCGGCTTCACCTACACGCTGCCGGCGAATGTGCGGAACGTGGATTCCATCATCCCGCCCGTGACGAGTCCGTCGTCTGTGAAGTACGTCACGCCGATGGAGTGGACGCGACTCAACGTCGTGCTGCCGGAACTCAACTCGCCCATTCTGTGGACCGTCGTCAAGCATCCGACGCTCTACGACCGCTGGGCCTTGAAGGTCGTCGGCGACCCGGACATCACGCAAACGCTGACCTACACCTACCGGCGGAAGCCTGCCCCACTGCGGTACATGGGCTACGAGGCAGCGAGCCGGAATGGATCGCTGTCCACGACGGGGCTGGTGAAGCGTTACGGCACGGCCACCGCCTTTCCGGAGGGGCCAGCGGGGATCAACCCGTTCACGGCCGAAGAAATCATCGGGGTCGCAGGAAGTCTGGTGGGCACACCGCCCGCCAACGCCAAGACAGTCGTGTCGGACTACCTCGACGTGAGCGACACCATGTTCACGGCAGTGCTGTCCGGTGCAGAGGTGTGGGTCGCCAAGATGATGGGCAAGAACGTCGAGGGATCGCTGACCGTCTACGCCCGCGACCTGCGGATGGCCTTTGAGGCGGACGTGGTGGCGCCGCTCAGTGGTACTCGCCCAGACGGCATCGTTGTGAGCGGCCCGCGTTCACTTGGGTACTACTCGCCTTCGGGCGCAGACACGGGGGTGTAGTCGTGGCCGAAGCGATGTGGGCAGGACTGGTCACAAACGCCAGCCCGTATGCCATCCCTGCGGGCGCTGCCGTCGAGCAGACCAATATCGTCACGGCAACTCCCGGCCAACTCACCAGTCGCGGCGGCATGCGGCCGGTGTCGTTCGCGAGCGCGGCCCCAGAAATCCGGGACTGCTATCCATACATCTTCGGCAACGCCGCCAAGATGATTGTCCTGGACGCTTCTGGACAAGTGCGGTCATTGGCAACGCCAGCGTACGGCACAGCCCTGTCCAGCCCCATTGACCCATCGCTGTCTCCGTCCTCTGGGCAGGTGCAGAGCAGTTACACGGGGACGTTCCACGACCACGCAGGGGAGCCGCCGTCGTGACCGTCATTGCATCCGGCTTCAGTACGTCGCA